GGGCTAGATACTTAACGGTTCCAGGGTGTAGGTGGTTCTCTTCATGCCTGAGTAAGGCATAGTCTACCCTTGACGAGCCGAATGTGACCTCGGCGCCGTCCCGTGTGGCTGTGATACGGGCTGAATTACGCAAGGCTCCAGTCAACACTGGCGCGTTAAACTGAGCCTTGGCTTGGACGTCCGCCATCATGTTGAGGCATCCCGCCCGCCATATCTGGATAAACATTTTGCTCGGGTGCTCGCCCTTCCACTGGATACCGCCCGCCATTATTTCGCCTCAAATTCTGGTGTGAAGTAGCACCGGCAATTAGCATGTGCGTCGGGCACATCTAGTGGCTGGAAGTCCACAACATAGTCGCGGTCGTCGGTCTCGATGACGTCGCCGAGCTGTGCGAATGCGTCGCGTATCGGGACTTTCTTGCCCTCCATCTTTCGGCAGAATGCGCATGTGTTCGCGTCATCGGTGCAATGCCAGATTTTATAGGCTTGTAGGTCGTTAGCGTCGGCTAGTGCCTGCACGGCTTGGAGTTGCCCGAAACGCTCGCTATTCACTATCTCATTCCGGGCCATCATATCGGCTTTCTTCTGGTCGTTCACAACGCTATTTATTAACTCGCTGGTCTGCCTCGCCGTCAGTCCGTCAGCCTCTGCTTGGATGAGTAGCTGTTGGATTTTATCTCCCATAGCTTGGTCATGCGTCCTAGTCACGGCTATGAGCCTACGCCACCAGTTCGGGTCGTCAATAGCCGTCGGGACTTTGTCGGGCTTCTCGAGCTTAAACTCTTTAGCTACGGCTTTTATCATAGTGCCCTGCGCCGTAATGGCTAGCGGTTCTAATATCGAGCGTAACTGGTCGGCGAATGCGTTGACTTCCTCGTCGGTTAACTGATATGCGTTAGCGCTGGTGCCGTTCTGTATCGATTTGGCTATGCGCCTATTCTCGGCAATGATAGCCTTGACGAGCTTCTGCCTCGGCGTTAACTTGTCGCCCTGATAGCGTCTGTTCGCGTCTACCATCGGGCGGTCAAGGTTCACAGGCTGGCTCTTATGTGCTAGCTGTAGCCCCTCGTCTTTGGCTAGGGTCAAGCGCGCCCATTCCTCGCCAAGTCCTAGTGCCTTGGCTGCGTCGGCTGGCTGTGCCCCTGCGTTCACGAGCTTTATCATGGCATCGGCTTTGACGCTGTAGGTATCAGCCTTGACCTTCTCGGCGTCGGCTAGTGCTGGCACGTCATAGTCATAGCTGAGGGTCCACGTTATCTCGTCTTTACAAACACGCGCAAGCTCATGCATAAAACGGCTCCACGTTCGCCTGAGCTGGTAGTCCACTTTTCGCGCGAGGTTGCGGTCCGATACTTGGGCGTTGTTATAGGTAGCGGTCGAGTCATTCCCGCGGGCAATGGCGGGCACGCCATAGGCGCTGTCCTTCTTGCTTTGGGTCTTGTCGATAAGTTCGCCGAGCGTCAGGTCTTTGTTAGTGGTGCCAAAACTGACCCATTCGATGCTGGCGGTCTTCATGGGGTTGCCCTGCTCGTCCGTCGGGCGGTAGGCGTATTGATAGTTGAAGTGTCCACGGCTCCCGCGTCTATGGACGCGCTCGAGCTTGTCCACCGCGCTCTTAAACTGCTCTTGGCTGTTAGCCGTTATGATGAACATGCCGTCTGGCTTGGCTCCGTTCTGGAAAAAGCCCGCCTGATACGCGGCGATATAGTCCTCAATGGTTGCCCATTTCTTGCTCGCCTGGGCGGGGCTTACGCCTACGCCATAGGCGTCGGTTGACATTGAGTAGTAGAACTCCATCACTGTGTCTGGGGTTAACTGCCTCATTTCGCCATCGCTATCCGTATACTGGTAAACTATACGCCCTCCGCCGAGGTCCATGCGGGCGCGCGGGGGCAAGAATATGTAGCCCTTAATGTTCCAGCTGTAGTGCTCCTCTCCCGGGTTCCACATGACGGCTACTAGGGCGCGCGGTTGGCTCAATATGCTACTTATGAGATAGTCCGCAAAATCGTAAAAGCCCATATTATCGTTAGGCGCGAATAACTTCTGTATGGCTAGTGGTTGCGTTGTGAGGCGTCTGCCGTCCTTATTTATTGCATACGGGACCACTGCTGAGAACTGCTCGGCAATAGGTCTAATATCGCTAAAATTGGCTTTGTAGTCGTCTAATTCGTATGCGCTAATAAAGCTTAACGGCTGGGTGGCTGGCTGTGCGTATTGCATAGCGCCGCCGCTTGCGCTGTGCCTTCGAGCCAAAAAGGAGATTATGCCCATATGCTTATTATACATTGAAATTTTAGCCTGTATGTGGTATTTACCACCACTCGATTTTTTGCTTGGCCCTTGGCTCGTAGTAGCAGAGTAGCAGGGCGTCTGCTAGGTCGGGGCTTCTGTTGCCCGCTGCCTTGAATGCGCTCTTTTGCTCGACAATGCGCCTGCCCCGCTGGTCAAAGCTCCAGCTCCGCTGGCTGAGCTCGCTGACTAATTCTTGCCTATGGTCTAATAGCCCCTCAAGACCTACAGCGGGCAGTATCTTCTGAAAGTCAAACCACATCTCGCTCGCGGCGTTCGGGTAGCGGTCGGGGTCTTTGGCGCTCTGGGCAAAATTGACGGGCGCCACATTTAGCCCCTCGGCTTGACAGAGGTCCACTAGTCCTCCGCCGACGCCTGTTTCGTCTATCTTTATCCGCGGGGCATCCATACCGCGGGTGAATTCCTTTAATAGCTTTGCTTGCTCCGTTAGGCTCTTATGTTGCCATACTTCAAGGCTCGTCGCCTTCAGTCCCTTGCGGGCGACAAACACGGTTCGGTCGCGTCCGAAACGCGCCACGTCCACGCCTACCTCCCACGCCCCGCTATCGTCGCCGTCGCGGTCAAACGCCGATACTAGCTCATCGCGATTTAATATCGCATTGTCTACTTGGCTGAGTGGCTCGCCGAGCCATACCCACGCATAGTCGGTGGTCCCCTTGGCGCTCTCGCGGAGGTCTATCATCTCCTGTGGCTGCAAGCCGTATCTATCTAGCGTGAGCGGGTCTAGATATTTAACTAGCGTCCGCGGGGGCGGGGTCTCGGTAAAGAAGCTATACACGGGGTCGTTATCCGTGAAGCGGTTCATTGTGAAAATTAAACGGCTACCTGGCTTGCGGACTGTCGGTATTAATGCCATGAGGCTTTTGTGACTGAGGCTCTGCGCCTCTTCCACCCAGACCTCATCCACGCCTGTATAGCTTTGGACCTTTGTCGGGTTGTCCTTGAGACCTATGAAGCTCCACTCGCTACCAGACGCCGTGCATATGAGCTTGTCGCGCTGTGTCTCAAAATAGCGCCCCCAGCCATACTCCTCTATGAGGCTTTCGAGCTGGGTCTTGACTGACTTCTCGATGCTCTTCTGTATCTCGCGGGCATCAAGGAAGCGCATTTTATGGGACATCCCGCGCGTGAGCTGGCTGAGCGCTACGGCGTATGACTTGCCCGTTGACCTGCCGCTGAAATAGATAAGGTAGCGGTATTTATCGTCATAAAGGTCGATAAACTCGGGCAAAACGTTCGCATGTATTATCTCGCCTTGCATACTACTATTTTAACCGTTGAAGCTCGTCTATATCTCGCCGTATTTCGGTCATCTCGCGGTTGTCATTTATGTATGAGGTGACCCCGCCTATTATCGCGGCTGCGAGTATGACTATAACGGCTAATATTAGATAGTCGCTCGCCTTGCTCTTAAAGCGCGCGCCGAAGCTCTGCCTGTTCTGCTGGTCTATCGCTTGCTGTTTGTCTATCCATGCCCCGTGCCTCTTAACGTCGCTCTCGAGTCGCTCCATGCGCTGGGCGAAGCTCTGCAAGTCGTCGCGCGTCACCATCTTACCGTCAATGCGTTGTTCAAGCCCTGCTATGCGCTCGTCCATTGCCTGTATTCGGCTCGCTAGTATGGCTAGCAGTTGGTTTGTGTCGAGGTCTTCGAATTCTAAATTACCGTTGCTATCTATTTTGGCGCGTGGGGTTGTATCGGCTTTCATATCGTTTTAATTATAACCACATTGCGCTAAAATGTGGCTATGAATGGTATCAATGCGAAGCGTATTGCCTCAATAGTTGCGGGCGTGCTGTCTGCCTTGGGGCTGGCATATTCAGGGCTAGCTCAAATCTGGCACTTACCCCTTGCGAGTGAGGTCAATCAGTCTATCGGCGTTATAGTTCAGCTAATATCCGCCGTGCTCGCGGCTTTCACGGGAAAATCCATAGCTGACGACAACAAGGGCTAGCGCTACCTGCTAAAATCTAAAAAGCCCCGGTGCGAGAAAGCCGGGGCTTTTTATCCGCGCAGTGTACTCTAACTCTACTTTTTCGCGCTCTTAGGCTCTTTTTTGGGCTTGAGCACTTTAATTTCGATAGCCGACGGCTTGACGTCAAGGGTGGTTTCGGTCTGTTGCTTCGGGGCGCCGTACACTTGATTTATCTGTGACTCGATAACCTTCCAGTCGCCTTTGATGAGCCACTTCGCCAGCTGGCGCTCAAACATCGGGGCGTCGTGGTCGCCGATAATGACCCTGAGCTCGTCCTCGTCGAGTTTCATCATCTGCTCGAGCTTGTAGCGTGGCGTGTCTTCCTTTTTCCATGCCCCCCTTGAGCTCTTGTTGCCCTCGGGCTGTCCGAACTGACGGTTCTTTGGCGGTTTCTTATATCCAACCTCATAATTCCCCTGCTTCTGCGAATTGGCCATAACTCCAGCACTCCTTTCTACTCCTATTTGGTCCCCTCTTGTCAGCCGTCTTCGTCGCCATTATGCACAAACTGCCAGTATCGCTTGCGTATAACGTCGCAATAGTGGCGGTCTATTTCTGCCGTGTAGCATACGCGTCCTGTTTGCTCACAGGCGAGTAGCGTTGAGCCACTACCGCCGAATGGGTCTAGGACAATCTCGCCAGTACGTGAGCTGTTCTTAATTAAATAAGCTAGTAGAGCTATCGGTTTCATCGTCGGGTGTTCTCGACTAGCGTTTGGCCTCGCAAATTTTAGAGCGGTTGTCGGTACCGCGTTGTTGTCAAGTATGTCTTTTAGCATGGCGACCGCATCAGCCTTTGACATAGCGTCATAATCTATCTCTTTGTCAAGTATCGTGTCCTGTGAACGACTACCGCACCAATAATGAGCTGCGCCTTCTTTCCAGCCATAGAATATCGGCTCGTGCCGGTACATGTAGTCTCCCCATCCCATCACCATCGCGTTTTTAACCCAGACAAGCGTCCTACGTATGCGGTATCGACTCATAATCGCTTCCATAAATGCCCGCATATTATCGCCCGGAGCTGAGAATATATAATATACCCCGCCACCCTTTATAAATGGGTCTGCGGCAGATAGGAAGTCGCATAGAAATTCTGACAGTTCGTCTTGCGAATCGATTTTATCGTTATCAATCGTCAGATGTTCCTTCGTTTTGCCGTGGTAGTCTACGCCATAGGGCGGGTCTGTCAATAATAAATCGGCGACTTTATCGCCCATAAGCTTTGCCATAATATCCGACTTGGTGCAATCGCCGCATATCAGTTTATGGTTGCCCAGCGAGTATACTCTGCCAGTTTCACTGTCTGGCTCGCCGGATACTTCGGGGACATCGACTTCCTCGACTTCTTGGTCAACATTCTCGGGTTCTGGTATGTCCAGCCCCCACTCGCTCAGCTGTTCAGTATCCCACTCGTTGGCTAGCGCGTCCCAGTCCCAGTCGCCGAATGCTACATTATCTTTAATGATGAACTCGCGCTTTTGCTCGTCCGTGAGCCCCGATACCTTGACCACCTCGGCTTGTTTATATCCTAACTTCTGCATAGCTCGATAGCGCATATTACCACCTAAAATTGTGTTATTTTCGTCAACAACTATCGGGCGGAGCTCGGTCATTTCGGGGAATTCTTGAACACTCTTCACTAACTTGTCAAGTTGCCGCTTGTTTATAGTTCGCGGGTTCTTCTCGTTGAGCTTGATATCGTTTAAGTTTAGCTGTATCGTCTCGCGCTTCATACTTATTATTCTAGCATTGTATTTAGTCGATAATTTCCCATAATGGGCCAATTGAGCCGTCCTTGCGAATGCCCTGCTCTGAGTATTGGTTCCAATTTTTGACAAAATTCAAATCGAATATCTCCCGGCGAAGTAGCGCCTTCTGCTCCGCTAACTCATCCGAATCATCGATATTGTAGGCTATCGCATCAATAATCGTGTTGCCCTTGCCGGTCAAGCCGTGAGTGTTTTGTAATATCATCTCATCAACCGCATTTTCGTATGCGTCCTGCCATGACGCCGAACCTTTGAGAAGCCCTCTCAAGCCTTCTAAATTGTCGCGCTCCGTCCACTCAAGGGCTTTGCCGTCTTTTGCGTCGTAAATTTTCATGATGTATTCTCCTTTGCTCTCTTAACTTACTACAATATTATATTATCACACGTTAATGGCACAATCAAGCCCCCGCAGGGGCTTTTTCGTTGTATTATTTACCAGCGCTCAAATCGCGGATGGCTTGGTCGATAATGTCGATTTTTTGCGCCGTATTGATTTGGTGCTGCAAATGCTTGTTGAGCCTTTTTAGCGCCTTGACCTCGTCGCGGAGCCTCTTGGCGTCGTCTAGGGCTTGGCTACGCTCCGCCTGCCTCTTGGCTATTTGGAGCCTGTTGTTGGCGATTTTGGTCTTAATGCTGTTAGTTTTGCTGTTGTTGTTGTTCATTGTAGTTTTCCTTTCTTTTTATTTATTTACTACATTATTATGCTATCACACGCTAACGCCATTGTCAAGTGATATTATTAACTTTATGAAAATATTACAACGGGTGCTTAAAGCTATAGGGCACATTGTGCTAGTGGGTGTAGCTCTCGGGCTGATACTAGCAATAGCCGGCGTGGTTGCCGGCTACTGCATGCTTGGCTTCTTCTACTGGGTCGGCTAGCGTTTGAGGTAGCTCTGAACTATCTCCATAGCTTCGTTGGCGCCGTGGGCGACATAGCCCGCTACCCCCGCTTTAGCTAGCGCATCGAGCCATTCCTGTTGTTCTTGGCTGACTTTGCCCCCTTTTAGGCGTTTCATCTCGATAGCAATGAGCTTACCCTTGACTATTAAGAGGTAGTCGGGGAACCCCTTGCTCTGACCTATGCGCTTGAGTTGGGCTCCCCTGATTGCTCCATGTCTGCCACCGATTTGGCTCTCATTGCCGATATGCGTATGCTTAACGTGCATTAACTCCAGCCACTGGTGAAATACTTGGCATTCTTCATATTCGCTCGGATTCATGCTCCTATCATACCAGCGCCAGCACTGCTATTATCGCGAAGGCTATGCACATGAACTTGCCCGTGGTTATTTCGTTTTCGCTCGTGAGTAGCTCTGTGAACAGATTCGCCAGCGTCACCGTTAGAAACAAGCCTACATAGCCCATAGCGCCCCCTCACTTGCCGATAGCTTCAAAGTAGATACGAAAGCGCGATAGTCTTGACGCCCCGCGCTTACCGCCTCGGCTATTTTCCTGAACCATCCTGTACTCCTAGACATTAGCCCTGCGCCTTCGCCTCGCGCGCCTTGGCCCAGCGCTTGGCTGCGCCTCGCTTGCCCATTTCGCTCGCCAGTTCGGGGTGGGCGCTATAGCCCTTGCCCGCGTGTCCTTTCTTGCCACCTGCGCGTCCGTTCTCGCGCATGATTTCGACAATTGGCTTGCCCATACGGCGCTCCATCGTTGCCTTCCACTTTTCGTATTGCCTCTGCGCCTCGGCGCTCCTCTGCTTCTTTTCCATCGTTCTCCTTTCTTTGACCTCCAGCCACTACTCGCAATGTGGTTGCCTGGTCGTTGCCCGCCGGCCTCTCGGCCATGGCTCCCGGTGCTCGGATAATTAATTGGGTTTTGGGATTGGCAAGAGACCATCCTCGCCCGGTTTGGCGGCACAACATAATTATTAATTGTCAATTGTTAAATTTCTGGGATATCATCCGCCGTTATCGGCGCTGTCATATCCTCGGCAGAGCCCTTATCCTGCTTGCGCTCCATTATAGCGTCAATGAGCTTGCTCGCCTTGCTCATGGTCAGCGGGGCATTGTGCTTCAGGACAGCGTCCGCGCTCGCTCCGAGCATCTGCCGAATCATGGCGATTTGTTTATCGGTCGCGGGGCGCTCCGTATATGTCTTTGACGCCTTGTCGCGCCCCATAACGCCAGCCGTCTCAACATTTTTGTCGTCGTCTACGGCTAGCCCGAGCGCTAATTGCGCCGTGTAGCGTCTGGCGTATGTGAGCGCGCTCCCATATGCCTGGCATGCGTTCATTCCGGGGCTTTTGAAATCCGTTATGACCTCGGCGCCGAGCAGCCATTCTCCCGCGCTCTCATATTCGATAAATTGCCGTCCGTCGATAACTGCTAGGCGCATCTTTGGCAACGCGTGCCCTTCCTTCACTATGTCGCTGAGGCTTGCATAGCTGAAGCCATATCCGCCCGCTTTGCCTGCCTTACTGCTCGCCTTAATTATCTTATCCTTGGGGTCTGTATCGCTCATGCTATCCCTCGTACTCCACTTTAATATGTTTGACGTGCGCTAGGTGCGCCTCGAGGCCCGCCCATATCTTGCTCCATAGGGCTGTCCTGCCCTTCCAGCATTGCCATTCTAGGGCCTCGTTGGGGTCGCTCTGGTCATAGAACCGATACCAGCGCATACAGCCTGGGCATAGGTGCCCGCCCGCGTCGTAACTATCCACGGGGTCGGCTACCATTTCATGGCATGAGGCGCATCGCTCGGCGCCTAGTGCCTCGGCATCCTCGGGATTTTCGCGCCGTGCGTATCGCTCATAAGTCAAGGCGCCTAACTCGCTATCGACTATCTCGGCGGTCTGCTCTCGGGCACAGCTAATAATGTTGTCTAGATTGCTTCGGCCGACAAATCTGTCGTCTGTTAACTTCAGGTGGCTCCAGGCTAGATTGCCTTTATTATCGCGGAGCCACTGCCTGGCTATCGCTTCATTTACGTTCATGTATTCTCCTTTGCTCTTAACTTGCCTACAACTATATATTATCAAACGTTAATGCCTGATGCAAGGCTTTTTCGTTGTATTTATTACTTTACGTTAATGGCTGCGATAAAGCGCCCAGTTACGCTGTTCAAACGCCTGCTGAGCCTTCTCTGCTTCCTCTATGGTTAGCGGTTGGGTTCCTTCGGGGAATACTAGCGCCCCGGTATTGACGTCTTGCTCTAGTGGGGCGCGCCAGGCTAGCCATCCGCCGTGTCCGCCGTCTGAGCCATCGTCGAGCCTGTAATAGCCTTGGCTGGTCTTTAACATGGCGCTCGCGTTGTCATAATAGCGCTTGCGCCATCCCCACGCGATACACTCGTCACCGTCCGCGTCATGGTGGATAACTGGTTTAATTGTCATTTTTTGCCTCCTTATTCTTACTGCCAAACGCCCGCTGGCGCATTTGCTCGATAAAGTCCTCGCTAAATGGCTCCCGCATCGGCTCGTCAGACTCGCTATTCCCGCCTAGTAGCTCATATGAGCCATCTGGTAAATTGCAAGGCTCATAAACGTATTTAGGTTCGCCGAATTTGCGGTCGAATTCTGCCTGCTCCTCTTGCTCCTTCTTCTCCTGCCAGGTGAGCTTGCGCTCCCGGGGCGATAAATTGGCGAGCTTCTCCACGTTCTCATAACTCCTAATAATAAAGTCAAGGTCGGCTTTCCAGCCTCGGTCGTTGTCGCCGTTGTAGAAATAGTCCGCGCGGGCGTGGTCGATAGCATCGATTATCATATCGGCTCCGCAGTCCTGCAAACGGCTCTTGAGCTTGGCTTTGCGCTTGTCTGTGAGCTTGTAACGCCCCGCAGTGGTGCCGAATGTGTCCAGATAATGCTCATAAACGCGTTCTATCTCTTGATTTTCATTTTCTTTATCGCCCTGCCCTTCTCTATTTTTATTATTATTTTTTTTTTTTTTTTTTTTATTATTATTATTTGTTGCTAGTTTTTTAACATCTAGTTTGTCAGTTTTTTGCAAACTGGTTGGCGAAATATTAGCTATCTTGCTTGCTAATAACTCGATATCTAGTTTGAAATACCTTTTAGCTGGTATGCCTTTAACGATTGTTTTGACTATCCCCATTTCATCGAGCGTCTTCAGGGCTTCTGCCTGCTGATACCTGCTCAGCCCTGTTTTATCCGATATGTTCTCTATCGTCGAGAAAAACAGGCCGTCCTCTTCGAGCTTGCCTTCTTTGCTATAATAGTTATACTCGCTCGCGAGCTCACAGAGCATCAATGCCACATTAAGCCCATATCTTTTTAGCAAATCTCGATTGATTACTAGAAAATTATCACTAGCAAGTAGCGACACGATATTTATATTTTCGTTGGCCATCAAAAAACCCTCCCGTGCAGGAGGGCGGCCATATCAGTTCACCTGCTATTATATCACAATTTCTGGTCACCGCAACGACCATTTGACTGATATGACCGTTACAACTTATCTCTATTATAGCGCTTCAGCCTCTGTGAATCCAGCGCCCGTGCTCAATGCGTCGTATCTGCCTTTGAAGCCCCGTTATTATGAGCTTTAGTTCCTCACGGCGGGCGTCGGCTTCGGTGCCTTTGAGCGACTGTAGCTCCGCCTTGGCGTCCTCGAGGCGCCTTTTGAGCTCTGACACACTTGGTAGTTCTATTAGCGGATTTGCTCCCTGGCTCATGTATCCTCCTATCTCTTAACTTTGCCTTATGTAATTATACTATCACATGCTTACGCTATGTGCAATGCTTTTACGTTGTATTTTTTGCCCTGCTTTACGTCTGGCTGTTTGCTCGATAGCTCGGCGCGATATAAATGCCTCTATGACCGCACAGAACGCGCTCTAACGCGTGTTAGCGCTCATAGTGGGCAATTAGTCAGCTAGGAAGTATCGACCGCCCTTACCGAGCTTTACGAGGCCCTCAATGGCATCAAACTTGCCCGCAGCCTTGCACAATCTGACAATGGTGTTGACTTTGAGATATCCGCGAACATGCTTGACGCCCGCCTTCTCGGCGGCCATTATTAACTTTGTGTAGCCATCGTACTTCTTGTTGCTCCGCTCGATATCTGCCTGCTCTTCTGCCTTCGCCTGTTCTTCGCTCTTGAGTATGCTCTTTGGGCACCACATGCTGACCTTGCCGAACTCGGTTTGCCACTCTAACAGGACAGCCCTCTCGGTTTCGCGGGCGAGCGTTGGGTTAACGCCCTCGGCGCGGACGGCATAGAGCCTGTCTTGGTCTAGGTTCTTCTTGACAATCCACGCTGGAACAATTTTGGTCTCGTTATTTAGCTCAATCTCAAACATTTGTATTCTCCTTTGCCCTTAACTTGCTCTATACTTATATTACTACACGTTAACGCTATATGCAAGGGCTTTTGGTTGTAATATTTACACGCTTTAGGTAATAGCAAAATAGCCCCGAGGGTGGGGCTAGTGATAGATAGTAATATGTAGTGTAATATGAGCTTTGCTCATAGCTATTATAGCACTATCGGCTTAATCGCAGTAGCCGAACACCTGCTTGCCGTCGAGGCTCCTACGGGCGATATAGCGCCAGTTGCCACTCTTGCCCTTGTAGACGACCCAGCGGTAGCCGTTGGCATCGATAAAGCCCTGATAGCGGTTTATCTGTTGTCCTGCGTCGTAGCTCGCCACTACATTATCCGCGCGTATCTCTGGCGTGCTACGGACGCGGAGGCCGTTGACTTTGATGTGGTAGGTGCCTTGCTGTGGCACTACGCCCGCGGGTAGTCCGCTGGCGGGTGCTGGCTCGCTAAAGTTGACCCATTGGTCAAGGTTAACGATTTGCTGAGCTTGGTCATAGCCCCTTGTGCCCTTGGTAACGGTTAGCGGCTTAGCGCCGTTGCTCTCGTAATTTGTCTCGCCCGAGAGGTCAATCCAGACGTGCCCCACGCCTCTGGCGTAATTATGGTTGACGCATACCTGGAGCCAGCCCTTGCCGTTCTTGGCTATTCCGTCGCGGACATAATTGCTAGCTACGGATGTTGCATTACCCCGCGCCTGCCATGCTGTCGGGCATCCTAAAAATGCGAGTAGTGATTTAACGAGCGTTACGCATTGCCCGTCAAGGGCGCGGTTGTTAAGGCATACTACCCGCCTACCAACAAGGCTGTCTAGATAATTCCGTATCTCTTGCTTTGTCCTGCTCATAGCTCCTCCTCTGTTATTTTGCCTATGCTCTAATTATAGCTAATTTGTCTATCAAAAATGCGCCCCAGGTGGGCCGAGGGCGCGCGGTAGAGGCAGAATACTATGCAAAGTTAAGAGCTCCTCTACTAGCTCCTATTATACTAGATATCCGCGCCGTTTTCTAGCCACCGTTGACGTCGCACAATCTATATTGGACGACACAGGACATTAAAAGCCTGTTGCCGTCGCTAGCGCCCGACTATGGCGCCATCCGAAACCCAGGCGACGTCAGCAAACGGCGTAGTATTGCCGAATAGCCTAAGCGATTCTAAAGGCATCCAGCCGTCTACGAGCGTTAACCAACCATCGTTTCCCCTCGCCCCTTTGAATCCCACGTAGGACTAAAACGTCACCCTTATTCAAGCTCTTAATCCCGGCAACA